GCATTTTCGGGCGCACTCGTAGAATCCGTGTTTGCGTCAAATGAATCTGTTACCATTCCAGAAGAACAGGCACCCGATGAGTCTGAAGAAACCGAACCACAGGAGAATCCAGTGTCAGAACCAATCATCGAAGCCTCAGCACCTGAGTCAATTCCAACTTCACCTTTGTATGCACAAGCAGCACGAGAGTTCACACTGCCTTCAGCAGGTGAGTTCATGGCAGCACTTCATTCTGGTGGCCAGACTTTTGCAAACATGAACAAAGCAGTTGCTGATTACACAGCATCAAAGCGCACAAACATTCAAGCAGCCGCCGGTGATGTTCTTACCACTGACACACCGGGTCTCTTGCCAGTCCCCGTGTTGGGCCCACTTGTGCAAGACCTCAATTTTCTCCGCCCTGTCGTAGAAGCATTGGGAGTTCGTGCATACCCAGACGCTGGACAGCAAAAGACATTTGTGCGCCCAACCATCACAACTCATACTTCAGTTGCGACTCAATCAACAGAACTCTCAGCAGTATCTGCAACGACCATGGTTATTGCCGCAAACTCAGTAACTAAAACCACACTTGCTGGTCAGGTCACATTGAGCGCACAAGACATTTCGTTCACGAGCCCTGCAGCAATGCAGTTGATCTTGAATGACCTTATGGGTGAATACATGATCGCTTCTGACAACCTTGCAGCAGACAACTTGCTTACAGCAGCAACATCATCTGGTGTTTGGGACTTGTCAGTAACTGACCTTTACAAGTCAATCTTTGACGCAGCGAACGACATTTCAGCCAACCGCAACTGGCTTCCAACCCATCTTTTCTGCAGCGTCGATGTATGGGCGCAACTTGGGCAATTGGTGGACACAACGGGCAGAGCAATTTTTCCTCTCATTGCGAATGGTCTAAGCGGTTACAACGCTGCTGGTTCACAGTCAGCAACATCATGGAACGGAAACCCACTTGGTTTGCAACTTGTCGTAGATAGCAACTTTGCTGCAAAGACAATGATTGTCACACGAGTAGGCCAAGGCCAAGGCGATGCTTTCGAGTATTATGAGGCACCTCAATCTTTGATGAGTTTCGAAAACCCATCAGTTTTGGGCAGGACAATGAGTTTCCATGGTTTCGTTTCAACCTTCGCAAGTATCCCCGGCATGATTCGCAAAATCACTCAGGCTTAGTCCGAAAGGCGGCTACCGCCGATGGCTACATACGAGATTATTTTCAACCAACGCATAGACAACTATGCAGTGGTTCAAACTCTCACAGACAACGATGTTGCAGTCGGTGAGTCAATCACTGTCTCAGGTCTTGGGTCTGGGCTAAACGGAACCTTCACTGTTTACGCCCAGCCTCAGTACCTATTTATGGGTACCGACTCTGACGGCAACCTCATCTTTGATGCGACTTTTCCGCTACCTAATCAGGTCATGTACTATGACGCTGATACAGACATTGATCGTGTTGCGGTTCAGCCCCCCGGAACCCTGACTTACACACAGACCTGCACATGGGTAACTTCTAGCCAAGTCATGGCATATCTCGGAATAACCATTGACAACCCGTCAGATGATTACACACTGCTTACTCAAGCAACTTCGGCGGCCAATGCGTTCTGCTGGCGTAGGCGTCAAGAATCCGGTTACACGGGCGATGCGCTCGGAACCTCACCGGGCGGAGATTGCACCTTGGGCGTTCTAATGTACGCAGCCGCTTTGTGGCGTGGCCGTGGCTCTGTGCAAGACACCTTTGCTACCTTTGACGGAATGGGCTCTGCAAGCGTCTCAGCCATGACTCCAATGATTAAGCAACTCTTGGGCATTTCACGCCCTCAGGTGGCGTAGTGGCCTTTACAGACCTTTTAAACGAAGCCATAGATGATGTTGCAGCCAAGATTGCAACTATCTCAGGTTTAAGGGTAATAACAGACCCGACTAAGATTGTGCCGAATTGTGTCTTTATTGACGCCCCATCGTTTACTACCTTTGCAGGCAATGGCAACATTCTCAATGTCTCGTTTCCAATTAAAGTTCTTGGCTCTGGCCCTGCTGGTTTACCAGTCCTAAGGCAACTGCTAAGCACCACAGCAAAAGTGATATCGAGCAATGTAATCGTCATGAACGGCCAACCAACTGCCTACCTCATTGGCGGTGCAGAATATCCTTGCTATGACCTAGTAGTATCCATACAAGCACAGACAGCGTAAGGCAGACAATGTACACAATCATTTCCCCAAGAATCGGAACACCGGGCGACAAGTTCGAACCATCCGAAGAAACCAACATTGACGCCCTCATTGAAGGTGGCTTCATCAAATCCGACAAACCAACCACAAAATCTGCTAAAACAGTAGAAACATCTCCAGAGGAGTAACTCACATGGCTACCAGCACTTACCTTTCAAACCCATCACTTACTGTTAATGCAGTTGATCTCTCAGATCAGTGCACATCAGCAACTCTCACAGTCAAATTTGACGCTCTTGAAAGCACTGCCTTTGGTGGTACTTCTCGTGTTTACACAGCAGGTCTTGGAGATCATGAACTGGTCTGTGAACTTTTCATGTCTTATGCAGCCACAGAGACTTACGCAACTCTCGCCGCTTTGGTTGGCACAGCAACCACAGTGGTCATGAAGCCAACCTCATCGGCGGTCGGTGCAACCAACCCATCGTTTACATTGACAGGCACATACCTCGAAGCGCTGCCAGTCATTGACGCAACTCTCGGAGAATTGTCAAGCATCTCGCTTACATTCCGTGGCGGCACCTACGCTGCTGCAGTCGCATAACAAACCAAACAAAGGAAACCCGACATGAAACTCGAACTTCGTGCTGACATGGGCGAAGGCCCATTCACAGTAACCACCAACCTTTGGTGCGTCACCCAATGGGAACGCAAATATAAGACCAAAGCATCAGAGATGGCTAACGGTATCGGCATAGAGGACTTAGCATTCCTTTGCTGGTCTGCTTGCCAAACCCACGGCCATGTTGTGCCGGTCGTCTTTGATGACTTCATTAAAAAACTTGTCAGCCTTGACATTGTTAGTGAGGAAACTGACCGCCCTTTCTCCGAGGCACCTACCGACATTCCCTAGCGGCGGTGCTAATAGCCACAGGGTTCTGGCCAAGTGAGATAGAGTTCACAACTGACGACCTCTCGACAGTCATCAAAATGATTAACGAAAGTCGAAAGTAATGCCAGTAGATGTAACGATGGAATTTTCAGGACTTAAAGAGGCCTTGAAGGAAATCAACACCATTGACAAGAAATTGCGCCGACAAATTACTCGTGACTTTAAACAGATTGTGCAGCCAGTCATCTCAGACGCTAAAACAATGTTGCCATCAGGTGCGCCCTTGTCCGGTATGGCTAGACCTTGGGCAGGCAAATCAGGTGCCGACATTATGTCATGGTCAGATGCCCGTGTAAGAAAAAACATGAGCGCTTTCACAAATGCTCGAAAAGTGAAAGAAACACCTTTTGGCAATAAACAAAACCTTGGTGTGTTTGGTATCCGATGGAAAAGCCCACAAGCCACCATATTTGACATGGGCCGTGAAGGGGTTTTAGGCCAAAACCTTACTGACAGATTTGGCAACCCATCTCGTGTTATATACCGGGCCTACACTGCTGCTAGTTCTAATGTGGAAACCCAAGTCAAAGAATTAGTCAATAAAGTGATGAAACAAACCAATAGTGCAATGAGACTTAAATGAGCGTAATTCTTAACATTGTCTCGGAATTTGATTCAAAGGGACTAAAGCAAGCCCAATTTCAATTTCGGCAACTAGAAAAAACAAGCGACAAAGTGGCTTTTGCCATGAAGCGAAGCATGGTTCCAGCCACTGCCGCACTAACCACTTTGGCTGCCGTTGCTTTCAAAGCCACCAAGATGGCCAGCGATCTCAATGAGGAAACTAGCAAAGCCCAGCAAATCTTTGGTGATGCCAGCGATTCCATCATTGCCTTTAGCAACACAGCCGCTACCAAACTTGGTCAATCTAAAACAGAAGCGTTGAAAGCCGCCGGAACTTTTGGTGTTCTCGGTAAGGCAGCAGGATTAACAGGCACTGATCTCACCACGATGTCTATCAAGTTCACACAACTTGCAAGCGACTTGGCATCATTTAATAACACCAACCCAGAAGATGCTGTTTTGGCTTTGGGTGCTGGTTTGCGTGGCGAGGCTGAACCTCTTAGGCGCTACGGCGTGTTGCTTGATGATGCAACGCTACGCCAAAAGGCTTTTGATCTTGAGTTGGTTAAAAGCACTAAAGAGGCATTGACTCCACAAAACAAGAGTCTTGCTGCACAGGCAGTGATTCTTGAAAAGACAGCCTTGCAACAGGGCAACTTTGCTTTGACTTCCCAAGATGCAGCCAACCAGCAGCGCACCCTTACCGCCAAACTTAAAGACCTTCAAACCCAAATGGGCACTCTTTTCTTGCCAGTCTTGAAAAATACCCTAGACACTCTAAACGACTATCTCGATGTTCTGACTTATCTCACTGATAACACGGACAAAGCAAGCGATTCAACTGGCAAGTGGTTAGATCGGTTCGTCAAACTTGCTGAGACAGTTCTCCCTTTTGCTCAAGTAATGAAGGGCCTTGGCATTGTTGTCGGCAAAGTAAACGAATATGTAGGCAACCAAGCCGACGCTCTTAAACAAAACGAGCGAGCAACCAGCCGTGTTACTAACAAAATTGCTGAATTGGCCGCTTTGGAAAAATTGCGTGGAACTGTAGTTGATAACAGCACAAAATTAACAAACAAATCCACGGCCGCAGCAAAGAAAAATGCAGATGCCTATGCGGAGGCACAAGAGGCCGCCCTAAAACTTAGGTATGAAGTTCAAGAACTTGCTGATGCTTTGCGTGAAAGTCTCAATGTCAGACTCGATGACGCCGTTAGCAAACTGGCTGATGCCCAAGACGCTTTTGATGCTTTCGGCAAAGCCGTAGGGGCAGCAATCACCGGGTCTTTTAACTTTGGTGACGCACAATCAGAGGCCGCTGGCAACGCTGCCAATGTTAAAACAGCACTTCAAAAGCAGGCTGATGCTCAAGCCAAAGTTAATAAAGCACAGGCTGATTTCAATTACTTTGGGCGTGAGGACTATGCAGCGATATTGGCTGAGGCTATGGCTGAGTTAGCAATAGCCACTGGCGAAGTTACGGCTGCACAAGCCAAACCAATGACTTTCTTTGACGCACTAGATAAGCAAGCCCAAAAGGCTAAAGACTTTGGTGTCTTGGTGAACAGGCTTATTGCTGCTGGGCTTTCAGAGACTGCGCTGTCGCAAGTCTTGGCCGCTGGTGTAGATGGCGGTACTGCCATCGCTGAGGAAATCCTTGGCTCTGCTGATGGTGTTCTCAAAGCCAACACGCTGACACAAGCAATGACTGACCTTGCAGACCAGATGGGCAAGCGAGCAGCCGCAAAGTATTACGGCGCTGGTGTCTCATCAGCCACTCAGTTTTTGAAAGGTATTAACGACACAATCAAAACTGTTGAAGTTGTGCTGGCTAATCCCAACCTTGACCAATTCGATGTCATTAACGCTGCTGTTGGGGCTATGACACCTGAGGCCATCCTTGACTTACAAACAGAAATTTCCCGTTACCTTCAAGGCGCAAATTTGGGTATGGGAACTCCAATGGCAGAGGGCGGCATCGTAACTCGTGCTACCAGTATCGTTGCCGGGGAAGCGGGTGCAGAAGCAATAATTCCTCTCGACCGCATGAGCGAGTTTGGCATGGGTGGCGGCAATAATGTCACAATCAATGTCAATGGTGGCGACCCACAAGCAGTGGTAGATGCCCTACGCCGTTATATGCAACTAAACGGTTCGGTACCCATCAGGGTTAGCGCCTAATGCCGTACACAACACCAACAGTAAGTTATGCCGAGTCTAACGACCTTGGTGTTTCTTACACTGCACTAACAGGTATCCAATCAATATCTATAAGCCGAGGCCGTCAGCGTTTCCAAGACAACTTTCCCCAATCAAGTTGCACAATAGAATTAATCCCAGCAACTAGTTACGCATTGCCTCTCGCTGTGGGTCAAGTTATAGATGTGCGAGATGCCAACGACGCAGATTCTCCTGCCTATTTTGTCGGCATCATATCCGACATCAATCGCCAATATCAGTTTCCCTACGACACTGTTAGCGGCTACGCACCAGCAGACCGGATAACTATTACTGCCACTGGCCCTACTGGTGCTTTAGGAAAACAATCGCTATCTAACTATTCGTTTCCAAGTCAGTTAGTAGATACAACAGTTTTTGATTTTGCACTGTCTTTTAATGTAAGTGCATTTACTTACATTCCCAGCACTGTTTCTAGTACCGGACAAACATTTACTGGCGGCACTTTAGATTTAACAAACACACTGCTACGCACACAACAGTATTTAATTGACGATGTGGACAACAATAGAGTTGGCGATACTTTTTTTCCCCCCCTTACAAGCACTGTCACTACTTTTCCTGCTGGGCAAGGAAATGTGAACTACACCTTCTCAGATGCAGGCACTGTCGGAGCGTTCAAGTTTTCTAATTTGCAGTATTCAAGTTCCGTACAAAACACATTCAAACAAGTCCAAGTGGTTTCACCCGGTAATGCAACCCAAAGCGCCACAAGTGGAACAGCCCCATACAACACGCTCGTGTACGACACTTACGCCCTTGACGCAACACAGGCTTTAAACCTTGCCAACTTTATACTTTCTACGAAATCGATTGATATTGCATCGCCGTATTCAATTTCTACAAACACTAATTTAAGTGACAACTGCACTGATATCAGCAAACTTTCAAACCTTAATGATTTGTCTGCTGGCAATTTAGCGATGAATTTGGGGGCTTCGGTCACAATTATTTTTAGAGGGACCACTGCAACTGCCCAGATTCAAGGCATTAACACAACCTTCTACATTGATCATGCTGCCGTTCAGTTGTATCT